TGATCGGCATCCTGACACCATAAATACCACAAGGCACCGAACCTGTAATTGGCCCGGTGCCTTGTTTTTATGTGTTATATTTTGTGTGGATTATGCGGGAACAAAAAACAGATTTTCAGGATTCTGTCTCTTTTTCTCTTTTGTTTACCTCTCTCTCGCTGGCTTCCACCATCGAGATCACGTTCAGCAGCACCAGCCGCACCACAGCGGGGTGCAGGCAGCTGTTGTTGATGGCGTTGATGACGGACTTTTGGAGTTCTTCGATTTTTGCGGTTGTGGTCATTTCATCACCCTTTCTGCCATCGGGGAGCCGGAATATTCCGGGCGCGGATAGCTTGTATCTTCGGTTCGCGTGCCGCCGCAGGCTGCCAGCGTAAGCGAGATGACCAATGCAAGCACCAACAGCAAAGCCAACGTGGCCAAAATCTGCATGAATTTCTGCATTAAATCTCCCTCCCGTTCACGCTCAAAGAACCGCATTCAATTCTGCCGGGGATTTCAAACTTGCTGGCATTGCAGTGGATGACCTTATCTACCTGGTCAATGGCAATGCCCACAAACTCGCTGGTGGCCCCGCCGGTGGAATAATCAAAGCTGGGGTCGCCGGTGGAGAACCAGCCTAAAAACGTGTAGCGGGAGTTATCACCAATATAAGATTTGCCGTACCGGCTGCTTAACACACCGGTCAGGTTGTTTTCCCAGTACCAGCGGATGCGCCCCGTGTCAATGTCCACACGAGTGCCAGCATCTTTGCCCATACGAATCCAGGCATTGTCCAGGTCATAAGTGGTTGTGCGCGCCTTATTGTGAATCTGCCCGGTGGTAATGTTGCCGCCGTTGATGATGGTCTTGTCCTGGTTCCAGGTGCTAAGGTCAGAAAACGTTACCACGCCCGACAGGTTGATCTGTGCGCTGGTGATCTCTGTTCCGCCTGCCGTCAGCTTGATGGTGCTGCTGGTTCCGCTTGTGCTGGCTGTCAGCTTAATTTCGCTCACCGTCTGCTTGATCTCGGTTTTGGTTTCGTTGGCGGTCAGATAGTCGCCGGTGCTGGCCGTCCAGGCAGTGGGGGCGTTGCCCATCTGCACCATGGGGTGCATGATGGTCAGATCGTTGGTAACGGTGGCAAAGTCATTGGCAGTGCTCACAAACAGACCGTCTGCATAGCCGTCCGCGGTCGCCGTGAACGCCGCCCAACGCAGCTTCCAGCCGTTGTCCAGCTCAATGTCCTGCTTCGCATTTTTGAATGCTTTGTCGTAGTAAGTTTTTGTTCCGCTGGTGGATTTGGTTTCAAACTGCAAAAACAGGCTGTCCGTGCCGGAATTAAGTTTGTACAGCACCGATGCGCAGTAGGTCATGCCCTTGGCAATCACCAGCGTTTTGTCCGCACCAAAGTGGAAGCGGGTATTCTGCGCCTTATTGGTCACTCGGACGGATTCACCCGTAATGGTGTAACTGCCTTTTTTGCTCAGGTCATTGCCGCCTGCATCCAGGGTCGCATTGTTCCAGTCGTCGGTGCCCGCAACAATATTGTTGCCGCCGGTGATCCGCTGCGTTACCGTCTGGGTAATGCTGTCGGCTTTCTGGTCAATCGCGGATACTGATTCTTTAACGGTTTTGAATTCCCGCTTTGTGCTGTCCAAATCGTTGGAAATGGTTGTGGTGGTCTCTTTCAGGCTGCTGACTTTGGTGCTGATGCTATCCGCCTTTTGGCTGATGCTGGAGACATCCTCTTTCAGGCTGTTCACCGTTGCGGTGGTGGCATAATCCTGCAGCTTGCTGTCAACGGCATCGTTGGCGGCGCTGGTGGCGGTATCCTTTACCGTCTCTGTTACAGATTCCGTCACCGACTTGGTGACTTCAGTCTTGATTTCCTCTGCGGTTTGGGAAAACAGGCTTTTTGCGCTTTCCTGTGTCAGATAGTCGCCGGAGCTGGCGTTCCACGCGGTGGGGGCGTTGCCGTATTGCAGCATGGGGTGAAGCAGCGAAAACTTGTTGGTGTAGTTGCCGCCAAGCCCCGCCCTTATGCTGCCGCAGCCAAGCTCGACCGTTTTCAGAATACCGGTGTTGTTGGGTGTCCAGGTGCCATACCGCAGCACCCAGCCGTCTGTCTGCTCAATTTCAAGCTGATTTTCGGTTTTTATGCTGGGAACGTAAGAAGTTCCGTTGTCGCCGGCAAACGTAAGGCTCAGGCACAACCCATCGGTGCCGGAAATTGGTTTGTACATGACGGACAGGCATAATGTGACGCCTTTTGTAATGCGAGCGCCCGCGGTGTTGAAAATAAAATACCGGTTGGTGTTCGCATTGGTAATTGTTGCACTGCCGTCATCGCCATACGACACGCCGCTTGAATTGCCGTCATAGGTGGCATTGCGGAAGCTCTCACTGCCCAGGATCAGGTTCCCGCCGCCGGTGATTTTGGTGTCTTTTTTCACCTCAGAGGAAAGCCCGTCCACCGTTGCTTTCAGGTCGGTGTACTTGCCGGTCAGGTCGCTGGCCTTTACTTCCAGGCCGTCCACGCTGGTCTTGATCTCCAGCATTTTGCCGGTCAGGTTCTTGTAGCTCTGGCTGTTCACGGCGCTGGAACTTTCCCGGCTGGCGCTGCCCACGCTCTCAAAGCTTGCCTTGCCGGAGGAGATTGTGGCGCTCATCAGGTAGGTGTCAAACTCCCGCCCGCGTGCGTCCTTAACGTGCACGATCTGCCCGCAGGCAAGGCCGGAGCTGCTGGGCACCGATACTTTGCAGGGAGTGTAGGTCACGTTTTTCAGCACGTTGTACAGGTTTTGGACAACGCTTTTCAGGTTGGCTTCGGTGCCGGTTGTCAGCAGCAGGTTGCCCTGCACTACATAGGTGTTGGTGGCAGTGGTGCTGTCGGGGTAGATGACCCCCACGTCACTGTCCGACTGCCGGATCTGGACTTTCTCAATGGCCTTGACCGCGTAGTCCTCGTAGCTCAGGCTGTCAGCATAATAGGCGGTGCTGTTGCTGGCACCGTCCGGGGTGATTTTAGCAGTGCTGCGCTTGTCTGTGTAGGTCAAGAATTGCAGCCTGCCGTCTGCGTTCATGTGGGCGTAGCAGCCTGCCGCTTCCGCTGCCCAGGAGATAATCTGGCGGCAGGTTAAATCATCCGCATAGAACGCCTGCACGCTGTAGCTGCCATTGATGGGCAGGCTGCTGCTGGCAAGCGTGACCCCTGCCCGCTGGCAGGCCAGCTGTACCAGCTGCCAGATGGTCTTGGGGAACTGTGCCTGATTGGCCCGCAGCCAGCCGGAGAAGTCCGCATCCAGCTTGGACATGGTGTCGTAGGCCGTGACCTTGTAGCTGTTGCGCTTGGTGCGGGTGGGTTTTTCGGCATAGAAAACGCCCACCTTGGTGCGGCTCCCGGCATCGTCCTGCCGGTAATAGGTCAGGGCATCCCCGGCAGTAATTTGCAGGCTGCCGCCCGGGTCCGCCCAGATTTCGGCTTCAATGTAGTCCGAAAACGCAGAGCCGATGATAAATTCCTGCCCGGCGTTTACCGCGGTGTGCAGGGTAAGGCTCTTCACCGCGCTGCCGGGGGAGCCGCCCTTTAACTCGGTGCCGCTTGGGAGAGTGAGAATTGGTTGGAGCAAATATACACCTCCTTTGGTTTTAGTTAGGAGGTAGGAGTGAGGAGTTGGAAGGTGTGCGCGTGCGCGCACGGGTTGAAAATTGGGCCGCAATCCCGTAGGAGCGCACAGTGTGCGCCCGTCGCCTTGTGGCAAATCCTGTTATGGCATCTACCGCAAAGCCCCGGAACGGTCGAGACCGTTCCCTACAGAGCTGGACCTTAGGCTCGTTTTAACTCCTAACTCCTACTTCCTACCTCCTAACTCTCAATCAGCATTCAATAATATTGAACTTAAGGTTCTTCCACTGTTTCGTCTTGGCATTGTGCCAGGCGATGCCGTATTTGCTGCAGTAGCAGGTGGTGGTTTCGGTCTCGGTGGAAGAGCCGGCTTTGGGATGGGTGAACTGAAACGTTGCCTTGCCTGCAAACAGCCCGATGGTGTACTTGTATTCGTCGTCCGTCAGGCAGCTGTAGGCGATGGGCCAGGTAGCAACCTTTTCCCGCACCACTTCGCGGTGCATGTACCCGGCTTCGTCGCGCCCGGAATCGCTGGAATCCAGGTCGGAATAACTCGGTTCAATGTCGCAGTCCGGTGCGTACAGGGATTTGCCATCGATCTGGAACAGATTGGTCAGGGTCATGTCACACACCTCCTGTGGCAATGGCCTGTTTGCGCTGCCAGCGCTGTACGGCGCGGCCTACGTCCTCGTCGGTCAGCTCA